AAGTGGGGTACGTTACTAATTAGATTGGGCATTACCTACGTCTGGTAGCTCCACCTCTGGACATTTTTTTAGTTTTCTTAGACATACCACCATACATCATTTTTTTGGCAGCACCTCCTTTAGCCATTTTCTTTGTTTTCTTTTTTCCGTGCATAGGCATATTTAGGTTCTCCTTTTTTTGTTTGCCGATTTAAGTTGCTCTTTAGCTCTCTTAGCTATTGCAACAACCTCATTCTTTCCCATAACTTTAGCACGTTGTTCCATGACTGTCAAGATCTGTATCTTACGTGCATATGGTTTTTTTAGTTTCTTTACTTTTGCTACTGTCTTTCTAGCATCAGCAGGTGTAGCAAACTTTATGCTTACCGTGTCCTTTGGGTTTTCATCTGTGTACAGTCTACGTCCACTACCCTTTGGCTTTTTACCTGTGCCTACTTTAGGATCTTTTGCTTTAGGCATTCTTACCTGTAATCTTTTTATAGGCTTCCATACCTTTAGGTCCAGATGCTTTTAATGCTTTAAGTCCGGGGTTTTCTTTAACAGATCCACCAGCAGCGTACATATGCTTTTTCATATTTGCTGTACCACCATAGGCCATTTTAGCTTTTCCATAACTTTTCATTTTAACACTTCCACTTCCTTAGAGCTTTATTGATCCTTGAGTTTGGATCATTCCTAGTCTTTGCACTTGTAAGTTTCTTTTTCATACCACCCATTCTAGCACAGAATGACTTACGTCTATTAGCAGCCTTTGATCCTTTTTTAACTTTACCAGTTACAGGTGCTTTTAAATTATGACCTGCACGTTTAGCTTTTGCCCTACCTGCTGCTGTTAAACCACCAGTAGGACTTTTATCTTTTTTTGTAAACTGAACAGGTCTACGTTTTCTACCCGGTCTAGCCATCTTTCCATCCTTCAAGCATCATGCTCTTCTCTACATGTGCTAAACTATATCTTACACCTGTTGCATTTTCTAGTGCAGCACGTACAAAGAATACGTCACTGTGTGGTATATGTAAGTTTCTAAATGTTTTATTTTTTAGTGCTTCATAAAACTCTGTTAGAATATCATCTTTACGCATTCTTACAAAGTCATCTTTCCAAATGATAGAGCTAATGCTAGAAAACCTAATATCACTAGCACAGCTATTGTCAATCTCATAAGATCTCTGTCCATTAACATCACAGATAACCTATCACCCACAGATCGTAGGTAACTACTTATACGTGATTGTATATTCTTGAAGTCCATCTATATGCTCCTTATACGGATCTAATTCTATACTGGCAATTACAGCATCAATATTATTGTTCCAGTATTTAAGAAATCTATTTATACGTGGATACTCTGGTATTACATCTACAGTACCCCACGTAAACTCCTGCACTAAGTTAGTATAGTCAGGCAAATAATAATAAACACGTAGCAATACTGGTTCTTTAATTAACATTTACTTAGATCTAGAGTTCCACAGATCAAATAAACTCTTTACTTTCTCTTTTAGTACGACAATATCACCATGCATTTTAGCTAATACGATAATTAAAGTTATTATACCTAGCAATATAGGCCAAACACGTATTAGTATATCTATTAATGAAATAGAATTAATGTCCATTTAATTGCCTCACTATAAGTGTACATCTAAGTGTTATATCTTAGAGTTTTTTTAAGTTTTATTTAAGGGAGTTTTAAGTGTATCACTTTAAGTGATCTATTATATGTATATAGTTATACACACATCGTCAATCCCTGTCAACTAAAAAATACAAAAAATACTAAAAAAATATATAAGTGTGTCTAATAGGTCACATATTATTGTCACTTGCCGTACTGGTTAACAGTGATTTTTCCTAATCTGTGTATTTGTACGTATACACGTATCGGGGGACCGGGGGGTGGCCCATGCCCGACCCGCATTTGTTCCCAAAAACAATGCAGCATATGCCATGTTTCAACTGTAAAAATTCCATATAATGTGCATCATCTAAAAATTAACACCATATATGCAAAGCAATGCACCATATACAGACAAGTGTTATCAAATCACTTGCCGATAAAGAGTGATTACGATGGCTTTGGTTTTGAGGTGGTGCAAATACCATAACGGAGGACTACAAATGGCCAGATATATACCCCCCCAGTTTTGATGGTCATTCAAATAAATTACTACGGTAGTAACTTTTTGTTTGACGGCTAGGTGACTACGTGCTAGGTAAGTAACTAATTGAGCAATAACGCTTGGTTAAAACTTACTTTTGAAAGGTAATAAAATGTCAAAGAAACTTAATACCAAAAAAGCAACTCAAGGTTTTTCAACTATCAAAGCTGATGCATCTAAAAAAGCTGTGACTAAGCTTTGCACATTTTATAAGACAATAGATGCCCGGCAAGCCAATGCCTATGCTGTAAATGGTGTTGTCTATAATGTTGCGCTTGCTAGTGTTGCTTTAATGGATGCTTCAAAGTCTAAGACACTAACTACCGCATTAAAAAAAGCTGGTGGTGCTATCAAGCTTGAAGCATACGGTTACAAGAATAATGATTATTCGGCTTTAGTTAAGTTTGGTCGTGACATCCAGAACAAAGACCACCAGAAATGGGTAGACGTTCAGAGCGATGGCATTGGTAGATTGCCTCAAGCTGTGCTAAAGCGTTTGAAAGACCAAAATGCAGCCACCACAAAAACCACAAGTGATGTTGATACGTGGATTAAATCAGTTTGCAATGGTGCAACTAAGCGAGGATTGTCAAAAGCTGAGTTTCTGC